GGATCTTATTGCAGATTCGATTGAAGGATGGGCTGATGCAGTAAAGGCATTAGTTAAATCGTATTTTGAAGGTGGATCTACGTTTACATTTGATTTTTCAGATATTCGTGCCAAAGGCGCTCGTTTAGTAACATCTGGAGGAAAAGCACCAGGCCCGCAACCACTTAAAGAATGTTTAATTAAATTAGCCGGTATTTTAGATGCAAAAGAAGATGGCGATAAATTAACTGCTATTGAAGTACACGATATGGTTTGTCATATTGCAGATGCAGTATTAGCCGGAGGTATTCGTAGAGCAGCTCTTATTAGTCTTTTTAGTGCCGATGATGAAGAAATGATTTCATGCAAATCTGGTAATTGGTGGGAGCATAATCCACAACGAGGACGTGCAAACAATTCGGCAACATTAATGCGTCATAAATTAACAAAAGAATTCTTTATGGATTTATGGAAACGTGTTGAATTGTCAGGAGCAGGCGAACCGGGAATTTATTTGACAAATGATAAAGATTGGGGAACAAATCCATGTTGTGAAATTGCACTACGACCATTTCAGTTCTGTAATTTATGTGAAGTTAACGCGTCTGACATCGAATCACAAGAAGATTTAGAAGCAAGAGTACGAGCAGCTGCATTCATTGGAACACTTCAAGCCGGTTACACTGATTTTCATTATCTTCGTCCGATATGGAAACGTACGACTGAGAAAGATGCTCTCATCGGAGTATCAATGACAGGAATCGGTTCTGGTACGGTATTAGGCTATGATATGAAAGCTGCTGCAAAAGCAGTTAAAGAAGAAAACGAACGTGTAGCTGAATTGATTGGAATTAACAAATCAGCTCGTACTACCACAGTTAAACCTGCAGGAACAACATCATTAGCATTAGGAACATCATCAGGTATTCATGCATGGCACAATGATTATTATATTCGTCGTATTCGAGTAGGAAAGAACGAAGCAATTTATTCATACCTAGCAATCAATCATCCAGAATTAATTGAAGATGAGTATTTCCGTCCACATGACACTGCAGTTATTTCAATTCCTCAAAAAGCACCAGAAGGCGCTATTATGAGAACAGAATCTCCATTCCAATTATTAGATCGTATTAAAAAAGTACATTTAGAATGGGTTAAACCAGGACACCGATCAGGAAATAATACTCACAATGTATCAGCTACCGTATCATTGAGAGATGATGAATGGGACTTGGCAGGAGAATGGATGTATGAAAATCGGGAACACTATAACGGATTATCAGTTTTACCCTATAATGGAGGAACTTATACTCAAGCTCCTTTCGAGGATTGTACCAAAGAAACATATGAACAGATGATGAAATCTCTTCATAATATTGATTTGAGTCAAGTAATTGAATTAGATGACAATACGGATCTCGCTGGAGAATTAGCGTGTGCCGGCGGAGCGTGTGAGATTAAATAATGATACAATCAGCATCAAAAGATTGGATACAACAACAGTTCGTGAGGGAGTTTGGAAACAAGCTCCTTCCAACAGACTTTTATTATGACGATGAAACTGGATATCGCGTAATGACCGAATCATATCACAAACGCTGTGGTTCATGCTGTGGAAACGTCTGTCGACACTGTCCATATGATCCACAACATGAAAAAGGTGAAAAAACTTTGAAAACCCAATAAAATATTCTATATTATAATTAATAAATCAAGTTATGACAGATACGCACAGAAAAAATTTAGAATTGGTTAAAGTAGGGCATGCAAATGGTGTTGCACCTGGATTTCCTTTAACTGAACAAGAAAAATGGAAAATGGTAGATGCAGCTGCAGAAGCATATGGAAATTTCTTAGATGCGTTAGGCTGCGATTGGCGTAATGATCCAAATAGTTCAGATACTCCCCGCCGAGTTGCAAAAGCATATGTATTTGATTTGTGGTCTGGCAGATATACAGAAATGTCAGATATTACCGCATTTCCAAGTGATGGTTATGATGGCATTGTTCAGGAAAGTAATATACCGGTAACATCGATGTGTTCACATCATCACGAAACCATTATGGGTAATGTTAGTATTGCTTATATTCCAGCCAAAGATGGAAAAGTTGTCGGACTTAGTAAATTGAATCGAATCGTAGAGCATTTTGGTAGACGTGGCGCAATTCAAGAACAATTAACTGTTGCTATACATAATGCTATTGATCAAATATGCGAAGGCAATTTAGGAGTAGCTGTAATGATTAATGCAACTCACAATTGCGTACAGTGCCGCGGCGTTAAACATAGAGGCGCATCGATGCAAACATCAAAGCTTTCGGGTGCTTTCTTAGACGATCCAGCAGCTCGAGCAGAATTTTATAAAAACATGGAATTTGCAACTAGTTGTAAACATAATCATTAACCAGGTTGTAGATTATGGAGGTCGTATATATTTATATTAAAGGAGTCTTTAATGTTTGTATATATGACTACATGTAATATTAACGGCAAAAAGTATGTCGGCAAATATGAAGGAAAAGAAACTGATTTATATTTAGGTTCCGGTAAATTATTACGACGTGCCATACGTAAATATGGTTTAGAAAATTTTACCCGTATAATATTGGAACGATATCAAACAGCTGAGGAAACTAGATTAGGAGAACAATATTGGATATCAAAATTCAATGCAGTTGATTCAGATGAGTTTTATAATATAGCCGCCGGAGGTGAAGGCGGAAATACATATGCTGGTATACGGGGTTCTCATAGAATTCAATTAATTGAAAAACTAAAACAACGTAAAAAACCGGAGCCTCGACCTAATATGACAGTTATATTAGATCTAATGGCAAACGAACGAAAGTCAGTACATATCAATGAGTTTACACAGACTTCGTATTATGTAGGACAACAATGCAACGGGATATATATTACTCCATATGGCGTATTTTCTTCTCTATTAAAAATGTCAATTGATATCGGAATTGATATGAGTAGCATGAAAAAGAAATGCGTGAATAATACCATGTTTATACGAAAATGTCATCTGCAAGGTTTGAAAGAAGGGACAGAATATTATATTGATATTATAACTAATATAGGTAAAACCTTTAAGGATATTGGATATGATTTTATATCAATTGACAAACTTTTATATAAAGACTTGGAATTTTATAAACAATTAAATATATTAAAATAAAACTATGGCACGGTATTTAAGTACAAAAAGATTTGATAATTACTCAGTTGCAATACGCCAATGGAAAGCTCAACATTCTCATTGTCAGCTTCTCCACGGATATGCACTTAAGTTTAAAGTTTGGTTTGCATCTAATGAACCAGATATTGATAAACAATTAGATGATATGAATTGGATTGTTGATTATTCAGGATTTAAACCTGCTCCGCAAGGTAATGGATTAAAAGATTGGATGAACCATATGTGGGATCATACTACACTTATTCAAGCTGATGATCCATATCGAGATATGTTTGAGATGCTTCAAGTATCCGGTTTAGCAAAAGTGCACTTCTTAGAAAAGATGGGTGCCGAATCATGTGCTAAATTAGTTTATGATAAATTCAATGAAGTATTGTCAAAGACCGATGCTGGTCGATGTAAATGCATCAAAGTAGAATGTTTTGAAAACGATAATAATTCTAGTATATATGAAGAGTAATGATCAATACATGTCCCTGTATGATTACAGTGGTAAAGCATCTCGCGAATCCGGATTAGGTCAAAAGGTGTATGAAGCTGCAAAGGAAAAAAACATTCACGTTATATATCAAGATTTACCGCCGGACTTATCAAGACCAGAATACAATCGAGTAGCAACATATCCTAAGTCATTTTTAGATGAATATTTTGGTAAGACTACACCTAGTGATACATTTGCTTCTGAACTAGCACATTCTGATTTAGTTTATTTGATTGAAAGATTAGAAGCATTAGAAAAAAAGTTTGCAGAAGCAATAAAGAAATTAGAAACAAATGTTGCCGATAATATTAAGTCAGTCGATGACGACTTACCATTTTAAAGAATTTATGAAACCAGGAAGAATAACAGACTACAACAAAACGTTACCGATCGTAGAATTGTACCGATGTGTGCAATCAGAAGGAAGTCGTTTCGGTAGACCAACTATTGCAGTAAGAACAACCGGATGCACACATCGATGCTATTTTGGTGAGGGTGGATGGTGTGATTCGTGGTATACATCAATACATCCAGAAAAAGGTACTTTTACATTCAATGATATTATTAAAATTTACGACGAAAATCCACATATTAAAGAAATGATGTTAACTGGAGGATCACCAACAATGCATCCGGCACTAGTTAATGAATTGACACATTTTGCACATGAAAGAGATATTCTTATTACTATTGAAACTGAAGGTTCTCATTATATTGAAACTGATTACCCTATTGGCCTCCTTTCTATTAGTCCTAAGTTTGCCAATAGCATACCCGTTGTGGGTGTTGCTACACCGCAAGGGACGATTACGGATGAAAAGATGGTTAACCAACACAATAAATTCCGTCTCAATCACGAAGCGATAGATTTCATGTTAGCATATCATACGGATTATCATTACAAACCAGTTTGGGATGGCACTACGGAAAATTTACATGAAATTGAATTGTTTAGGATTCAACATAATATTCCAAAAAACAAAACATACGTTATGCCGGCCGGCGATACTAGAGAGGAACTTGTTAAGATGTATCCGTTAGTATTCGAAATGTGTGCAGAACATGGTTATAACATGACAGGAAGAGACCACATAATAGCATGGGATACGCGCCGCGGGGTGTAATCTGCATTTAATACTAAAAAAAGAATATAATGTACATATTTATAATAAAGGCTTGATATGACATATGTACGAACCGAAAAAATAGGAACGAAATATAAATTTATTCATGGCAGAACTTGCGATATTTGTAATTCATATTATGAAACCGTTAAAGCAAATAAAACTGCAGTAACTGCTAAAAATAGTTGGTGTAGTTTAGAATGTAGAAAAACATATTTTAAACAAACTGCATACAAAACACTAGAATGTAAATTTTGTAACAATATGATAAATGTTTATAAATCAAATATATTTAAGTTTTGTAGTCATAAATGTTATACGGAATATGCAAAAATACATCCAGCTGAGTTTGGATTAGATATTCGGTCAGCTCATATGAGAAAGTATTCAAACACGCCAGAAGCAATTGCAAAAGGTATACAGACAAAAAAAGAAAAAGGTTTGATACAACAATGGGTAGATGAACGAAACATTGAATGGAAAAAATATTGGAAAGTGTGTAATTATCATACCAGACGAATGCGTAAAATAATGTTAGAAACATGGGACGGATATGATTATATTGATGGCGAATACATAAAAGATAATTTATCATTACATTATTCAGATAAAAATTATCCTAGTTTAGATCATATTAAACCTCGCAGTAAATGTTTTGAAGAAGGAATGACAGTTAGGGAATGTTGTGATCCATCTAATTTAGCTTGGACGAAGAGAATAAATAATAGTAGAAAATATAACAAATAACAGAACATATGAAATCATTACAAGACCAAAATCTTAAAATAAAGATTCAAATTTTAGATGCTGAAGACAATGTACTTATATCATCGGTAATATCTCAACAACAAGTTCATGACTTAAATGTATACCATGGTATTAGTGGGGTAAATGAAGCATATCATATGTTGTTAGATGAATTAGAGAAAAAACAACAGGCAGAACAATGAATTGGACAACGACAACAACATTTGGAAATTACC